AACAGAAGATGATAAACTTAAAGGCGCTGGCGCTAAACAGATGAAAGCTGATCTTACAGGTGGTGATACTAAAGCTGCTGATATGGAAAAGCAATCACATGCAGATGCAGCAAAGGCGGGTAGAGCCGGCCCAGGTACAAAAGCTAGAACTAATGATAACAAAAAAGGAGATAAGAAAGCTATGACTTCAGCTACACCAGTAAACGATCCTACAGCAAAGATTGTTAAAACAGAATCTTATGGAATATCAGGAAACAAAATATCTAGTGGTTTACTAGATGCCATTGCAATGGTTGAAGACATGAATAAAGTTCATACTGTCGATATTGATCACATGACTGGAACTGCTGGTTCACATGAAAAAAAACATGGTATTACTTTAAAGAAAGGTAAGAATTATGGAAAAGGACCAGGATCAAACATGGCAACTGATGCAACTGGCACTAAAGCTAACTTACAAAAATATTTAAAGAAACACTATGATGGAGAGCATAAAGAGATGCATCCTGAAATTTATAAGTAAAAGGAAATATAATGCAAGCACCAAATTATCAAAAAGATGCTATTCCAACTCCTCAGGGTTGGAGGCATCCTAGAACTGGAGAGCTCTTAGTTTCTATGAAAATATCTGAAGCTGCTATTAACGAGTACTTAGGCGTTAGTCCTGAGCCACAAATGTTAAAAGAAGCTCCTACTAATTTTCAAGAAGCTAAAGTCGAACTTATGGTTGAAGACAATTTACCAAGTGAATACGAAAGTATGACAAAGGCTGAATTGGAATCAATAGGAAGAGATCACGGTGTTGAACTTGATAGAAGAAAATCAAAGGCAGCATTAATACAAGAATTAAAAGAGATACTTTAATAATTGAATATATAATTTTATGATGATTTTTAAAGAACTGACTGAAAAAAACTTGTTCTTATATGCAGCTAAGCATTATAAGAATCCTAAGTTTGCTGATATTGAAGAGTTCTATGAAGACTTAAAAAGATTTAAGTATATAAAACGATTGCTAAATCGTTATATAGAAACAGACGATCTAGCTTATAGATTATTGTTAAATCATTTTATAGTTGTTTTTAATGTTTTTGGTATTGAAGCTACACTTGAAATATTAGAGCTAAAACTTGAAAAAAGTCATTGGCCAATTGTAAAACCGTTTTTAATTTTTTTAAGTTATATTAAAAACGATCAATACATTGGAATTACTATGGATCCATATGTTGTAGATAAGCTGAGGAAAATTTAATGGGAATACTTAAAGGCGCAGCTGATACAGTATATGCATTTCGTTTTATACGAATGATGGTTATGGATTGGAAAAACTGGGATGCCTATAAAGAAGGACTTATTGACGAAAATGGTAAGAGAAATAAGGACGTGAAAATTGACACATCTGACAAAAGGTCTGCTTATACTCCTTTCGTTCGCCTTGTGGCTAACATCAAAAGGCTCGTCGCAAAACTTCCAGGAGGTGGAAGTAAACTCGGATCTTTTGCGTCAGCGCTTTATCTCGTTAAAGAAAAAGCAAATATCAGTGAAAAAGGATTAACTAGTATTTGCGAGAAATGTGATATAGAAATATTAGATTTTTTGAATGAAAATAATGAATGGTTTCTATTAGAAAATAAACAATTATCACCAGGACTTTATAGAATACAAAATGCTAAGTTACTAAATAAATCATGTAGTGAATTAGTGTGGGCTAAAGATCAAGTAAGAATAAAAGAAGATTGTTATCCAATTGGAGATGTCTTTGGTGTAGATATATATGAAGCAACACACATTAATACAAACCAAGATGTTTATATAACTGCAGGAGAACTAATACGATGAGAGCGGCTGGTAGACAAAAAGGAAGTAAGATAAAAGCTTACACACATGTTACAGTGAATCCTAATGCTCCAAAATCAAGATACACTTTTAGTATGCATAGTTCAGAAGCAGGAGCTAAGAAAGCTGCAGAAAAATATTCGCCATTAATTGGTGATGATTTAAAAGTAGTTAAACAAGCTGGAAGGAGCCCGAGCACAGATATGTTTGAAGAAAAAATAGAAGAATCATTGTGGGATAATATAAGAAAAAGAAGAGCAGCAGGAAAACCTAAGCTAAAGCCTGGTGATAAAAATTATCCTAAAACTCTTAAAGTTGGTGAAGATGTGCCTTCAACAAACACTTCATCTATTCCTAATCCTGCTACTACGTCAATGGGTCCTAGACTAAAAACTACAACTATGCATGATAAGCGTAGAAAAAAAGATCAGTTCCCAGTACTACTAAAAAGATTTAGAAAATATATAGAAGATCATGGCTAGGCTATATCTTTTAATATTTATTGTCGGCATAATTGGTATAGTAGGTTATGGCGCTAAATATTATTATGACACTACACAGAACAGAATAGCTATTCTTACAAAGAATAATACTAAGTTAAAAGTAGCAATTGAAACATCTGAAAAAAGTATTAATAATTTAAAAGTTAATATTGCTAAGATGGCTACTTTAAACAAAGCACTACAAGTTGATTTACAAAAAGCCGAAGCATACAGAGATGAATTAAGATCTAAGTTAAGTAAATTAGATTTAGTAGTTGAAGCTTTAAAAGATTCAAAAGTTTTAGAAGGAAAGATGAATGGCGCAAGTTATACATTGTGGCAAGGTATCATGGAAGAAACTGGTAATACTAATAAGTCTGATAAGCCTAGCTGGTTGCAGCGGCCTGAGGATGGAACCGGAAATAAAAACGGTAACGAAGATAGAACAAATAACGATACCAGTAGTAGCGAGACCAAAGCCATTAAACCTTAGTGATACAAGAGTATTTGTAGTCACAAAAGATAATTATGAAGAGTTTGTAAAAGACTTTAAAGAAGTTTACGGTGAATTGGCTTATGTCGCATTAAGCATGAAAGATTATGAAAACTTAGCAATTAATATTGCAGAGATGAGAAGATATTTAAATCAACAAAAAGAAATTATAGTATATTATGAAAAGGCAGCTAAACCTAAAGAGGAGAAAAAATAATGGACTATATTTTAGATCAACTTATTACTTGGTGGCAATTCACGGTTGTAGGCGTATTAATCATTATTGGCTGGTTAATTAATAGACTTGGTGTAGATCAAGAAAATGATATTATAGGATTTAAATACGATGCTATGCCACAACTAAGACCTATTGCAATACCTACAAAAGGAAAAGGATTTTGGTCTGCAATTTGGATGTGGTTAATGGGTACAAGGCATTGGGAAGTTGCAGCAGACTGGTTATTCACAATTGAAGGTAATAAATATATTATTCCACAAGGATTTAAGTTTGATGGTGCATCTATTCCTAAATTTTTGCACACATGGTTGTCTCCAACTGGAGTATTATTAATGGGTGGATTAGTACATGATTATGCTTATAAGTATGAAACATTATTAAAGTCAGATAAAAAGAAAACTATGGGTAAAATTAATCAGAAAAAAGCAGATCAAATATTTAGAGATATTAACATTGAACAAAACGGTTTTCACTTTCTAAACAATCTAGCATATTGGGCACTAAGAATTGGTGGCTTTGTAGCATGGAATGGACATAGAAAAGTGAATGCCAAAATAGGAGAATAACATGAACGTAGGCGAACAAATAATATTAGCAGCTAGAAAACAAGCTGAAGGTGAACTTGAAATTCACAAAGCAAATATCGAAGTATATAGAACTATGCCAGCTGGTATAGGTGAACATGGCGACATTACAGAAGCAGTAATGGCAGAACTAGATAAGATGTCAGCAGCGTATGACAGAATTGAAATGATTGAAAAATTCTTTTCGAAAAAACACAATTAATTCCTTTACAAAACTAGTTTTTTAATATATAATAGATACAACAATCAAAAAAGATAAGAGGGATAGAAATGCAACAATTTGTTGACACAAGGAATTTTTTGTCTGAAACTAAGTTTTACGAAGGCTACTCACGCTATAAAGAAAGCGATGGTAGATATGAAACTTGGGATGAGGCAGTAGATCGTGTAATAGACATGCACGAACAAAATTATATTACTAATAATAACAGATTACAACCATTTGTAGAAGAAGCTCGTACTGCATATAAAGAACAACGTGTTCTTGGTGCACAACGTGCTTTACAGTTTGGTGGTGATCAATTAATGAAACATCAAATGAGGATGTATAATTGTACGTCGTCATATGTAAATAGACCAGAATTTTTTGGTGAAGTATTTTATATCTTATTGTGTGGTGCAGGCGCAGGTTTTTCTGTACAAAAACATCATATTAAGAAATTACCAAAAATTCAAAATAGAACTAAACAAGCGAAAGGTTACATCGTTGAAGATTCAATAGAAGGTTGGGCTTCAGCATTAGACATATTAATGTCATCTTTCTTTGTAGGTGGAGGTAAATACCCAGACTATGAAGGAAGAAGAGTATTCTTTGATTTATCACAAATAAGACCTAAAGGCGCAAAAATATCTGGTGGATTTAAAGCACCTGGACCAGAAGGCTTACGTAAATCATTAGATAAAATAGAACACTTACTTCAAGGTATTGTAATAGATTCCAAAGAACCAAGTGAAATTAAACCTATAAATGCATATGATATCACAATGCATGCAGCAGATGCAGTGTTATCTGGTGGCGTAAGAAGATCTGCCACTATTTGTCTTTTCTCACCAAACGATGAAGAAATGATGAATGCTAAAACTGGTAATTGGTTCATGGAAAATCCACAAAGAGGCAGGTCTAATAACTCTGCAGTTATTGTAAGAGATAAGACTACTCCCGAAGAGTTTGGCAAGATTATGGAATCAGTCAAACAATTTGGAGAACCAGGATTCGTCTTCGTTGAATCTACAGAACATACTACAAATCCATGCGTGGAAATTGGTATGTATCCGCAGATTAATAAAAAGTCAGGTTGGCAAGGTTGTAACCTAACTGAAATCAATGGAGGGAAATGCAATACCGAGGAGGACTTTTATAAGGCATGTCGAGCAGCGTCTATCCTCGGTACCCTACAAGCTGGGTACACAGACTTTAAATTCTTATCAGACACATCAAAAAAGATTTTCGATAGAGAAGCTTTACTTGGTGTATCAATCACTGGATGGATGAACAATCCTGATATTCTTTTCAATGAAAAGATACTTGAAAAAGGTGCAGAGATTGTTAAAGAAGTTAATAAAGAAGTTGCAAGTATTATTAAAATTAATCCTGCAGCAAGAACAACGTGTGTAAAACCAAGTGGTAACGCTTCAGTGTTATTACAAACTGCCTCAGGTATTCATGCAGAACATTCTGATATGTATATACGTAATGTTCAAATGAATAAAGAATCTGAAATAACACAAGCTATTATGAAGCAAAATCCGTATATGGTAGAAGAATCAGTTTGGTCTTCTACTGGTACAGATGTTGTTGTTTCATTTCCAATACTACCTAAGAAAGGTTCAATGTATAAAGACGATCTATTAGGTATTAAACATTTAGAACTTGTTAAGAAAGCTCAAAAGCATTGGGTCGAAACTGGAACTAATGAAGATCTTTGTGCTGATGAAGGTATAAGACATAACGTATCAAATACTATTATTGTAGATGATTGGGATGACGTAGAAAAATATGTATACGAAAATCGTAATGCCTTTGCTGGTATTTCTTTCTTAGCAATGACTGGTGATAAAGACTACAACCAAGCTCCAAACACTGGTGTCATTGATGCTAAAACTATGGTGAAGAAATATGGTGAAGCTTCTATATTTGCATCTGGTATGGTAGTTGATGCTCTTAAAGTATATCCAAATCTATGGGATGCATGTTCAACTGCTCAAGGTTTTGGTTTAGACTTATCAGTCGAATCTTCAGAAAATTCTGCTAGAAAAGATTGGGTACGTAGATTTGAAAACTTTGCAAATAATTATTGTGATGGAGATAAGAAAGCTTCAGAAGGTTGTTTAAAAGATGCTTACCTATTACATAAATGGAATAAGATTCAATCTAATTTAAAACAAATTAATTGGAAAGAAGATATAACAGAAAAGAAGTATACAGATGTTGATACCCTCGCAGCTGCTGCATGTGCAGGCGGTGAATGTGAAATCGATTTCTAAGATAATTTCGCCGTGTGTGAAAATCTGCAAAGTTGAAAACAAAGTATGTATTGGATGTGGAAGAACTACTCAGGAAATAGCTGAGTGGTTCAAAGCATCTGATAAAAGAAAGAGAGAGATCGTTGAAGGATTACGAAATAGAGTGTGAAGAATGCGATAACATATCTTATGTTGCTTCAGAAGAAAAACCAAAATATTGTTCGTTATGTGGAAGAAGAGCTGAACCAGAAGAGATTGATAAACCTTAATAAATAATATTATGTGGTATTATAATAACGAGCTTTACAGCACAACACCAGAAGACTTCCAAGGATTTGTATATGAGATTACTGAACTGGACACCAACAAAAAGTATATTGGAAAGAAGAATTTCTGGAAACCTAAGACCCTCCCCATCACTAAGAAACGTAAGAGACGAGTACGAACGCGTACAGAGTCAGACTGGAAACAATATTATGGCTCGTCCAATGAAGTATGCGTACTTGTGGAAGAACGTGGAACCGATAAGTTTAGAAGAGTAATACTAAAACTCTGCAAAACAAAAGGTGATATGTCATATTATGAAGCAAAGCTGCAATTTGATAATAACGTATTATTAAATGATAATTATTTTAATAATTTTATTGGTTGCAAGATTCATTCAAAACATTTAACATGTTAACAACAAACTTTGAAAAAAGTGCATTTTTTCCTTTACAAAGCCGTTTTTTTATGGTATAATATATCTATTAAAATCAAAAAAGCGGAGAAATTTAATATGAAAAATACTAATGACAAAATCGAATTTATTACTGAAATGACTTTCGATAACGGAATTGATCTTGCAGGTTTCGGTAAGACCGAAGACGAATCAATTAATAATGCTTTATCACATTTTCCATATACCACAAACATACGTACTTATACTTTATCAGACTTAGCTTCTTTAAAGACTTATAAGTTACCACAACATTACACCGCTTCCGAGATGGCGTAATGGAAAATCCTAAATCAAATATCATCAGCTTTCAAAAGAAAGTTGATGAGAAGTTCGTAAAAGAAAATGAAGTAACTCTAACTTTAGACGATGACGATAACACTGAATT